TTCCTGTACCAGCTGGTGGAAGGCTGTCATGCCGACACCGCCTCACTGCGCGCCTTCGCGATGGCCGCGCGAGCGATGTTGATCGCAGTCGTCACGTCGTCAAATGGCGTGAGCCCCGCAATCGCTACCAGCGCCGCGTCGTAGTCGGGTGCTGCGGCTATGAGACGGGCGTTGGCGTTACGGCTCGCATTGTCGAAAGCGCGCGCTACAGAGATACCGCCCGTACGTGATGTCTCCGGACCGTCATAGATCACCGTCCCGTGATCCCCGACGTGCCACGGCCCCGGTGTGAACGTCGTCTCTGCTACCATCACTTCACTCCTCTGTGCCCATACCCTGAGCACTAGGGACAATGAAGGCCGTTCCCGTGCTTGGCGGGGCGGCCTTTGTGCTACGTCGGCGTGCTTTCGCATGCACGCGGGTCATGGAACTCGTGGGTCTTCTGCCCCTCATAAACGGACGTGTCCCAGCGCGTTGCCGAGGCACCGAGTGGCGCGTCCGTCCAGTTGCCTTGCGCGTCATAGCCGAGACCGTCGTACTTCGAGTCGTTCGAGCCGTCTCGAAAGACTTGGAGATTCACGTAGGCGCGCGGCTCGTCCTCCCAAACCTGCACGACCATCGCGGGTTGGCACTTACCACGATCCCCACGCTCCACTCGAATGTGAACGATGCGTCCGACCGTCAATCCATCCATCACGAACCTCCTTGGTGTTGCCCTCGTTCTCTCGCTTACCACGGGGGAGCGAGGGCGCTTTGTTCTCAGCAGCCCCAGCCTGCCCATCCCTGCGCATCCCACACCGCGCGGGCCACGACACCTGCGGCCTCGGGGTCGCTCGCTACCTGCTCCCACGTGTATCCGAGGCGCAGCGCGAGCTCGCGGTGAATGGGATGCACTTGAGGGATATCCACCTCGCCCTGCGAGCCGACGACACGCTTATCCCAGCGCGACTCGCACCAGAACGTCTGAGCAGCGCGCACCTGCTCCTCGGGCGGGAAGGCTTTGACGGCGTGCCACGCATCGAGCGTCCACACCTTCACTGCCTCACCGCCGTGCAGTTCCACGACGTAGGGGATAGGGACGGGCGCGGTCTTGCGAGGAATCTCCCCAGCCTTCCTGGCAACGTCAGCATTTGTGACTGCCACGCCCGTCTCCTCCCCACGTGGCCGCCCTACTTCCAGAGCGGCTCTCGGCTCGTGAACGCTCGAGGCGGCGCCAGCATCCGCCCGCTCACGAACCGAGAGCCCTAGCCCTAGAAGCACGACACCTGCGACCAGTGACGCGTTCACGCCGCCTCCGCCTTACGCGCCGGGCACGGCTCGATGCCCTGACACACGCACCACCGCTCGTGCCAGCGACGGCGCACCTCGTGGGTCGAGGGGGCTGTAGAGCCCACAGGGCGCGATTCTGGGCGTCCTGGCGTCATCGGGCTACCGTCCTACTCGTGACGGCTTCAAGCGCCGCTATGAACCGCTCAACCCACGCAGAGGTGGGCAGGCTATCGGCGTCAGCGTTGATGATCCGGCTGAACACGTCAGGCCGGTAGCCCATCTCGATGGCGATGGTCTGCTTCTCGACTGCTGCGCGGCGGGCTATCTCCGCTCGAACATCGCCCCAGGTGGTGATCTCCATGCCCGGAGATTACACACCAGTCGCGAGCGTGTCAAGGGGCTGATTGTTGTGCCTGATTCCCGTTGCGCACCCGGCCGGACGGCGCTGGTTGGGCTCAGGCGGGCCCTGCCGTTTCCGCACCCGACGCGCACAAACGCGCCGGGCCTGCCGCTGACGAGGACTTCCACGGCCGTTGAACGGATACCCGCAAGTATAGCGTGTGCTTCACCATCCACAACGGCGAGCCAATGCAGACGATGGAACTAGGCAGCCTCGTCCACCCACGGTGCGTAGTGCCTGAGCACGCGCCAGCCGAAGGAGAGTACGCCGAACACGACAGTCCCAACTGCCCCAGCTGCCACGACATCGAGGCCATACTTGCTGGCGATGACGCCTGAGACCACCGTTGCCAGCGCATAGAACGCGGTGTCTCTGCCGCTCTTGTTCGTCGTTGGGTTCATCTCAGCCTCCTCTATGCGTAGATGCGCCCGTTGAAGCAGATACGCGGGTTCCAGCCAAGGTGGTCGTCGTACGGGCGATTGCAGCGCCCGCAGATACCAGTCCCCACCTCGGCGCGGCAGCGTTCACAGGGGGCCTCGTACGACCGCACATGCGGACACGTCCAGCCGTTGGTCTCACTGACGCCTCGGCCTGCCATCTCAGCCTCCTACCCAGTCTTCCACCACGACTCGCATTACCTCGTCCGTGCCGTGCTCGCGGCCTTCACGGGTGAGCAGGATGTTGGTGTTTGGCTGCGTTGTCACTACACGCAACTCCCAGATGTTCTGCCATGCTTGCTCGCCCTTGCCGCGCCACGTGAAGTACGCCAGCGGCACCGGGTAGGGATCGGCGATGCCGACATAATGGTCCCACGGGACGCGACCGCTCGGACATTCAGTGCCCCAGAGCTCGCGGTGCTCATACAACGTGCGCACGGCCGGCTCACGCGCGAGCGTGAAGGCGCCCTGTTCGGCAATCCACCGCGCGAGCAGCACACTCGCCTGGATCTGCGCTTCGGTCAGTGGCTCGGCGAGGTTGCCGGGCGGCCCGCCTTCATGTTCGACACCGATCAATCGGAGGTTCTGCGTCTTGGTGCCAGCATGGAATGGGGAGCGGTCAAGGCCATAGTGCTGGTAGACCGTGCCGTCCTTCGCGATGGTGAAGTGCCATGAGGCAGCGAGGTAACGGCCATCCGCATCGGCTGAAACGTCGTCGAGTACCGACCATGCCCCAGCGAGCGAGCCCTGTGCCGAGTGCTCGATGATGCCCTCGCAGGCATTGGCCCCCGGCCAAATCTTGCCGGCCGGCCCCGGCCGCCAGACCGCCGCTGGATAGATATTCAACACCGGCACAGTCAGCCTCCCAGCGTGCGCATGGCGATAATTACCGCGACCACGGCCGCGCAAGCCCCCGGGATCGCGAGGCCGATCCCGACCATCCACATCATCACGCGCAGCCCGCCGCGCTGTTCGGCGTGCGCCAGTTCCAGTGACTGCACCCGCCCGTTGGTGGTACGCACCTGCGTGGTCAGGCCCATGAGGTCGTTGCGGATATCGATGAAGCCCGCGCGTACACGTTCATCGACCGCCTCGATGCGCTGACGGGTCTCGCCATCGGACATGCGCGTGCCATCGTTCACGTCAACTCCACCTTAAACCACGCGGGAGCGCCCGTGCCATCACGGTCGAAGACCTGCAGGAAGCGGCTGGCGCCAGAGCGGTAGACGTTCACGGAGCCCTGAGCGACGCCCACGGTCTCCGTGCGCGCCGTGGCCGTGATCGGCAGTACGACGGCACCATTCAGCAGCGCGAGGCCCGTAGGTGAGGACTGCAACGCGGCGGTCAGCCGTTCGAGGTCATGCGCGCCGCCCGGCTGCCATGCGATCTCAGGTTGCATCATCCAGTGGTGCTCCACTCTTGGAGCACGACTTGCGCCCTCTGCAACCCGTCGCCAACGCGATCTGTAACCTGCGCTACCGAGACGCACATGCCGTAGACCTTCCCCGGCTGACCGGGCAACGAGAACTCAATGGGAGATTCCGCAGCCGCGCTATGACCGAAGAGAATCGCGAGATTGTCGTAGTCGGTAGCCGCGCCGTTGGGCGTGTTGCGGGTGGCGCCCAGCTCGACCACGAAGGTGTGTTCGGTGATCGTGGTCGGACGCTCGTCGTACACCATGTCCAGCGTGCCGCGCAGTTTCGGTGGCGTCGTCGTGGAGGCTGAGGTGCAGGTGAGGCGTGGCTTGTACGTATGCCCGCTGACGGTGGTCAACGGCACCCCCGCCGCTGCCGGGATCAGCAGCGTGTGCCCGTCCGCCTCCACCGGGTCGCCCACGTCCACGTAGGCGCCGCCGTCCACGCTGATCGCGAGCTGGTAGGAGTTGGAGGCGTCGCAGTCCTCCGCTTGCACCATGAAGGTACGGGGGTTCTTGTGCAGTCCCGCGCCGCGCATCATGGTGGTGCCGTACCACGTGCTCGTCCCCGTGCGGTAGCGATAGAGCGGGTCGGCGATGTCACGCTCTCGCGTCGAGAGCGTCCAGTAGGAGCCGTTGCCGCTCTCAGCCACTAGCAAGGTCGGTGTCGTGCGCAGGCCGGTGGAGAAGATGCAGCCCACCTGAGCGGCCTCGATGAACGCGAACGGGAACCACGCGGGGCGCCCGGTCGCCGCGGTACTGCCGCCGTAGCGACCGTCGTCGAACTCGCCACGGTAGACGTAGGTGTCCGACCCCACCAGCGCCGCCGCGAACAGCGCGCCCTTGTACGGCCAGATGGCGGTGATGCGCCCGCTCGGCCCCTCGAAGCGACGGTCGGCGTCCGGCCCGGCGGCATTCTCAACCTGGCCGGGGATGGTGGCCTTGAGCCCGATGTCGGTCGTGATATACGTCCAGCCCCAGAGCGTGACGATCCATTTGCCGTTGTTGACGGAGCGATGGCCGCGCAGCGATTCGAGTACGCGCACCGGCTGGCCGAGGTCGTTGAAGCCGAAGGCGCCGATCTCCGACCCCACGATCGCGGAGCGTCCGTACGTCCCGAGGCCGGTGGCGGGGATGCCGGGGTCGCCCACGGGGAAGGGGTTGGAACGCGTGACCATGGCGTCCAGCGAGTACCGCAGTTGGCTCTCGGTGGTGTCCTCGGGGTCTACCATCCAGATGCGGTCTGTCCCGACCACCAGTGCACCCGCGTACGCGCCCGCCAGCGCATCCTCGTAGGTGGAGGCCAGCGGCCCCACCAGCGCGCGGCGCTGCATGACATCGAGCGAGCCGAGCCCGAGGTAGCCACGGTCACGCCACATGGCGGCGCCGGTGACCTCGGCAGAGTGCGCCACGGCCTCGACGGCGGTCATACCCAGCGGCTCGACCTGCGTGGAGTAGGCGCGGTCGTGGAAGAAGAGTTGGCCGCGGTCTTCGTCGATGAAGGCGACAGCGCCCGGGATGTAGGACGAGGTGCCCGAGTCGTACGCCACGCTGTCGTAGGCGAAGCCGTCATACGGGGCCAGCGCGGACGCGGCAGGCTGCGCCGAGGCGAGGTCGATGGCGTTGCGCGCCGGGCCCGGCAGCAGCAGGCCGTCGTAGAGCGTGTCCATGCCCTCGGCGTAGTCACAAAGGAGCGCCCCGCCCGCCGGGTCTTCACGCGAAAGCCCGACCGGCCCGGAGAGCCGCCACTGCGCGACCTTCTGGATGCCGGGGTCGGATGGCTGGCTCTTCTTGCGCTCACGCTGCCAGCCGCGCTTGCCCGCGGGCAGCGCGGAGTCCGCCGCCAGTTTGTAGGTGTGGGCGCCGAGCCTGACCAGCGTGCTCTCAATGGGCACGGCCTACCCCTTGAGTGTGATGCCGAGGGCCTGCGCAATCGCGGGCGAGGCAGCGAGCAACGCGTCCACCTTCTCCTCAAGAGTGGGCGGTGCTGGTTCCTCGGGTGCCACAGGCAGCCGCACTACGGGCGCGGAGTTGTCCGATGCGAAGGGCAGCGTCTCATCGCGCCCGTCCCATGCGACCACCTCGTGCGTGATCTCGTCAGCAGGGATACCGAATGCCACCGCGAAGTCATGCGCGTGCGAGGCGATGGTCAGCGCCTCTTCCTCCGCGGCGAGTACGGGGTCAGCGTGGAATGCACCGATGAACTCGCCCTGCGTCCAGAACATCGTGTTGCGCAGGTACTGGCCGTTGTGCTGGTAGCGGATCGCCTTTGGCATTAGATGATTCCTGTCAGAATACGGATATAACCCACCTCGGCTGCGTTGCTCGCTGTGCCGTTGATGGCGCGGATGGCCGCACTCGTGATGGTGACATTGGGGATTGCCGCTGCGGGCGTCTGGCTACCAATTGCCCCCGCCGCCGCCTGCGCTCCCGATGACGAGATGCGCCAACCACACGACACGACGTAATACGTCTGAAGGTAATCCGCAGTGGCTCGCGCGGGCACGCCGAGGAGTGCCGACCCTTGTTCTGCTTGGTTAATCGCACTTGAACGTGTCCACGATGTAGATGAATCAGCTGCCTCAAGAAAGACGGTGCTGTTGAACTTGATGCCGAACGCTACGGCATTTGCCGCAAGCGCCTGCTTTCTGAACTCCGCTTCAACCCGGAACTCTTGTGTGACGAGGATGCTCAGCCCTGAGATGGTCACGAGGTCAACGGCGGTCGTGGAAGTAGTCGAGGTAGGCGTGGAGGAGGAACCAACAAGGGCGATGGGCGATGGCGTCAGAGCCATGATCCGCTTCTCGGGCGCGACCGCGATGTTGGCGGCGATGGTCTGCGCGGCCTCGATCTTGTACATCTTGAGGATGGTCTTGCTGGCGGGGTCGGGCTTGGTCGGCTCCACCGCAGCCGAGGCGGCGGGCGTGCCCGACACCAGCACCGCCGTGCCCGACCCGTTGATGGTGGCGTAACTCCACCGCTTGTTGCTCGCGTCCGAGACGAGCGTGATGGTGTTGCCCGCGACCGTGACCACCGCGCCGTCCACCAGCGCGACGCCCGCCGCGACCGTGACCACCATGTTGGCGCCGGACTCGGTGACGGTGCAGCCGGAAATGACGGCAAAAAGGTTCTGGTTTGTCGCCTGCTCAAGGTCGATGTGCGACACGTACTCGGTGGCGGGGACAGCCTCCCACGTGATGCCGGCCATCAGATGGGCCTCATCGTCAGACTTGGGCTCACGTCATTTAGCCTCATGCTGGAAGCACCTCAACCCTTTCCAGTGGAGCGGGCACGGGGAGGTCGGTGAGCGTGGAAAGCGCGCGCGTCCAGATCGGCGTCTCTTCCTTCAGTACGCGGTCATAGCGTGTGCGGTCTACGCCCGGCTTGATGTTCTGTAGCAGGAAGACCGCCAGCCCGGCTTCAAGCACGCGCGCGTACTGGTCGTCGATGATCTCTGAGTCGGTCGCCACGTCGGCGAACTGGCGGCGGCAGTAGACGATGACCTGACCGCCAGTGGGGGCGCTCTGCAACTCGACCACCGGCGCACCGCCGACATTGCGGACGAGCTTGGGGACGCGCTGCTCGCGGTAGGCGCCCGACCCGTAGTGCTTGAGCGTGTCGTTGATCGCCGCGTCGCCTGTGGTCAGCACGGCGCCCGAGAAGGTGGCTGCGGTGTCGCCCGTACCCACCGCGCCGACGATGCCGAGCGCAGTCATCGCGGCGGTGAGTTGCAGCGAGACTTCCAGCCACTCGGGGACGCTGCCGCCGGTGTGGTAGCTGCTGTAGGTGACCGTGGTCACGCCTGCCGCGGTGCTCGTGATACCGACGCGCGCCCGGCTGGCGACGCTGGCGGTCACCCACTGCCCCGCCCGCAGGATGGGCAGCGTGCCACCGCCACGCGTGAGGTACTGTACGAGCGCTGGCGGCAGGTTTTGCGTGAGGGTGCAGTCATTCCCCACCCGCGTGACCGTGACCGCATAGCCGCCGCGCTGTGACGCTGTGGAACGGGCGATGGTCGCCCCTGAGCCCGCCAGCGTCCAGCCATCAGGAGCGGCATCCGCTCCCTGTTGCCAGGTACCATAGTCCTCGTTGTGCAGCAGGTTCGGCGAGCCCGAGAGGTACACCGCATCCACGTCACCGGCCCCCGCCAGCCAGTCCAGCGCGGCGAGGTTATAGAAGTGCTCGCCGGGGATGGCCGGGATCACGTAGCGGTACGACCGCTTGGAGTGTGTCAGCGCCTCTGTGAGCGCCGCCCGGAACTCGCCCAGCGTGTAGTCAGCGCGACTGAGCAGGATGTACGGCTCGCTGGCCGTGGCGGTGCGCGATGCGAAGGTGGCCGCCCCCGTGAGGTCTACCCAGCCGCTGATGATGGTCTGCTTTGAGGCTTCGTTGGCGGCGGCCGGGAAGATCAGGCGGTGCCCGTCGTAGGCGTTGTCGTCGCCCGTGGTGTTGATCAATTCGGGCAGCACGGCGCTGGTGGCCGCGTTCGTGCCGACGTTGCCCGTGATCGCGCCGAGGCGCTTGGCAACGGAGGTGATGAGGGCTGCACGCGTCGTCATTTATGCATACCAGATGTGGACATACGAAAGGCCGATACGGTTAGTGCCCGCGGCGACGATGCCCATGCCGAAGGACACCGGGAACAGGTCAGTCTCAAGGTCGATGGCGGGCAGGGCCACGCCGTCAATGGACGAGGTGACCATCGCCGTACCGGCTGCCACGGAGTTGCTCAGCGTGATCTGTCCGACGCGCCACGCAGCCCCCACCAACGGGCCAGCCGCGGACGCAGATGCGCCTGAATGAATCTTGAAGTTGGTGCCGTCAGAAAAGAACGCCGCCAGAGTGTCAGCCCCAGCTGCGGTTATCGGAGACCCTCCCGCTTCAATAAACCCGATGTTTGTGGCAGTCTCGTTCGCCGTCCCCACGGTGAAGTTGAACCCGAAACGCGCGATCAGCAGCGTCGGCTGGTAGCCGAGGATTTCCGCCGCGACCTGCGCGTGCATGTAGTCACCGAAGATCGCCGGCGACTGCACAAGGTCAGAGCCGCCATCCGTAAGGACGTGCGCCGGTGCCGTGCGGTCGGCGGTGGCGATGAAGTCAGCGCCCGTGCCCGCCGTCTCCACCATCGAGGTGATCGTCCAGCCGGAGTCGGTGAGCAGCGCGCTCGACCCGGCGGCGGCGACCGTGGACTCCGGCCCGAATACTGCCCAGAAGTCCGTACCGCCAGCGCGGTTCCAGAGTTCTGGGGCGGTGACGTGGACACGGTTGGAGGGGCCGCGCGCGAGTATCAGCCGCTCGTTCATGACGGCCGCCGATCACCGTACGTGACAAACATGGTGACAGTGCCGCCGTCACGAGAGATGAACTTGAATGTGGTGAGGTCCATGTCGCTCAGTTGCAGCACGTCGGTAGGCCCAAGCGCATGGCCTGCGGATGCGGTCGGGTTGGCGCTGGCGTCCGGCCAGAAACGGACTGCTCCACCTTCGACGGTGATCAGGGCTGTCGTGTGCGCAGCTATGATCGCCGGCGTGAGACCGACCGCAGATGTCCCTACGCTGATGGTCTCGTGGTTGAGCCAGATTGTCTTTGCCCCGGCATCGGCCACCGGCAACGGGTTCACACGTTCGACCGGAATGAGTGAATTGCCATCGTCGCGGAAGTTGATTTCCGCCCGAACGTCACGTGCCTCGGAGGTCACAGGCATCCTCCCTAGTTGGCGTAGCCAGATGGGAATTCGACCCACTCCACCGTGCAGTAACCGGAAGTGGCGACGGTACCGCCCCAGTACACGTACAGCGTGGCCCCTGATGCACCCGCGATGAGGTACGGCGCCATGCCGGACTTCAATTCGTAGACCATCTTCGGCGCGTTCCACATCGCGTTCGCGGGCGTGCCGTTCATGTCCGCAGTGAGCAGCAAGTGCTCGATCTCGGTGTGGATGGTGGGCGTGATGGCATCCCCGGTCATGGCCGAGGTGACAGTCGCATTGGAGCCCGTCGCCAGCAGGTCGCCGCGCTTGTTCTGGATCGTCTCGGCAGTGCCGCTGCCGGTGGCATCGACGCCCTGCGCGATGCCGATGAACGACTCGATGATGTCAGAGTCCGTCGCCGCCAACGGCGTCTTCAACGTGACCACGATGCGCGTCGGGATACAGATGGTGTTGGCCGGGATGCAGATGCGTAGCTCCGGCTGCTCAGGGTCGATCACCGTGCCCGCGCCACCACCCTGGATTGGTGTGGAGACGGCGCCGACCGTCACCACGAACGCCTTGCCAGCGAGTGAGCGGCGTTCGATGTAGTTCGGGCCCTGGAACAGTTCCCCGTAGCGGCTCGCGTCAAGTCCTTCGGGGGCCGTCCCGTCAGCGGAGGTGAGCGATCCAGCGTTGCGCCGGACGGCGTGAATCAGGGGCATAAGTCCACTTCCTTTCGTGTCGTGTCGTGTTGACCTACAGCGTTATCCGTGGTGCGGGATTAGTAGGCGATGCCCGCCCCCGGATCACGCCATGCGTAGTAGATGTGTGCCTGATGCAGCGCCGGGCGGTTGGTCACGCCCGAACCGACGCCGATGGCCGCCGGCCACTCGTCCAGCGTGGGAGCCAGGGTGGAGGTCGCTGCGAGCACGTTGTCGATATAGAGCTTCACGGTGTCCGCCACGCGGTCGTGGACGATGCGCCAGAAGTGCACGGCGCTGTCGAGCACGACCGTCGAGTAGGTGACGGTGGCGTTCACATCGAGCCCAAAGTACGTGGCTCCGCACACGACCGCCCCGAGGTGGTCAGCCGAGACGACGATCGAACCGTTGTCCTCGGTGAAGCCGAAGGCCGAGGTAGCCTCAGTAGCGGATGTCGTGAGCCACGTCGCGATGAAGTCGCCCACGAGGAAGCGCGGCATCACCTTGTGCCCAAGGATCTCCGCCGCCGCGCGCGCGTGTGTCCAGTCACCGAAGATGGCCGGCGAACGCACGAGGTCGGCAGAGGTGGCGAGCGTGAACGTGCCAGGCACGCCCTTGTCTGAGCTGGTCATGAAGTCTGCGCCGGCACCAGCAGTTGCCGCGTCGAGCGAGGTGACTGTCCACCCACGTTCCGACGACAGGTTGCCCTGGCCGGCAGCCCACGGCGTGGTCATGTTATCGACTTGTAGCCACCAGTCGGTGCCGACTGAGCCGGCCCACAAGTCGGCCTGTGTCACATGGACACGGCGTAGATGCTCAAAGTCGCTGCGAGAGAGCGTAACCGAACGAGCAGGCATTCGATTCTCCTTTGCCAGCCCTCCTGCCGGGGATTGCTCCCCGGCAGGTGGTCAATACCGGCTGGACTACCAGTGCGAGTCTCCCCGCCGCTGGACTAGATGGTGTCCGGGATGCGATGCGCACTCACCACCACGGCATTCGTGGCGATGGCGATGCGGATCGTCCCGTTGTCCTGCATGTATCGCGCCCCTTCGAGCACGACGAGCAGTTGGTCACTCGACGGCACAGTGAGTGCCTTCGCGCCGAGGCCCTGGCGCAGTGCCGGCGGGGTGTCACCAGCCTCCACCGTGGCCGTGGCCGCGCCTGAACCGTAGAGCCCGATGATCAGGTTGCGGGTGTCACCGTTCGCCGTGATCACCGCCGTGTTGCCGGCGGAGACCGAAGTCCCGCCCTCTGCCGTGGTGATGATGTCCGCCGTCACGGTGTCCATCGTCATGTTCGTGATCGCTACAGCCGTGTCGGCCATAGTTCAGCCTCCTTGGCTATACGTCCGTGCTCTGGGTTACAGCGCACTTCACCAGCTCGTCCGGGCGCAAGACCTTGGCGCCGTAGACGTGCAGGCCCTTGTGGATGTCACCGAACGCCAGTGGATGGCGGTTCGTCTCGTACTTGTTGATCTGCTCCGCGAGCGTAGTCGCGTCTTTGTCGCCGGCGAGCAGCGTGTAGGCGAGGCCGGAGACCGGGACGTTGTTGCTCACGAAGATTTCCAGGCCGCCGACGGAGCGGCCGATGTAGGCCGAGCCGTAAGCGCGCAGGTTCTCCGTAGTGCCAAAGGACGTGCGCCGCGGGTCCTTCAGCAGCGTGCCCGCAAACCACGGTGGGACGAACAACCAGCGGTTCTCCATCGGCGCGTTGTTCACGTCGAGCTGCACGCCCATGTCCACTACCAGCTCAAAGGCGTCCGAGTCACCGGCGCCGGAGCCGACGGTGCGCGCCGCCAGTACGTTGGCGGTCGCCACGCCGGCAGCCATCGTGGTGGCGATGTACGAGTCCATCGTGTCGCGCAGTTTGTAGGCCGCGCGACGCATGGACTCCGGCATGATCTCCGAGACCGCCTGCACACTGTCCACGTCGTCGAGGTAGAACAGGAAGTCGTCTTCCGAGTCCATCACGAGCGTCTGCGGGGTGGTGCGCAGGTTTTGAATCGTCATGTCCGCGCCCGCGCGCAGATGTGTTGAGTTGACGGTGATGTCACCGACCGTGTTGATGCGCACGGTGTCGCCACCGCGCATCACGCGAGCTTCGTAGGTGCGGTTGCACCCCTGCGCGAACGAGAGCAGTTTGTCCCGCGCTCGCAACAGTTCGGCGGCCCAGACCTGACTGACATCAGACTGGACGGTTGATGCTGACTGAGCCATGTCCTATTCCCTTTGGGTTAGCTCACTCCCATGAGGACACGCTTGTAGTCCGCGAAGTCTGCGTCTGGCAGTCTCGCGGCCTCTTCAGTGCTCATGGAGCGGTAGCGTTCGAGGTTCGATGACGGCGGTGCTCCGATGGGCGCGGTGGGCGGCGAGTCAGGACGGCTGGCAGCCAGCGCACGGGCCGACAGTTCGGCGTCCGCGAGCCGCTGCGCTTCGGCGTTGATCTCCGCACGCAACTGCGATCCTTCGGGCACGTCCTTGAGCGAGGATTCAGCAAGCGTCTTCAGACGGGTTGCCTCGCGCGCCGCGATCCACATCCGCGACGCGAGGGCATCGATGCCGCTCGGGTCGTCCGTGGCCGCCGCCAACGAGTCTTCGAGCAGCGTGCGGTCAAGGACGCTGAACTCGTCAGCCGTCGCCTGTACCCATGCCCGCCCGATGCGGCCGAGCGCGTCCTGCTCTGCCAGCGCGGAGAGGGCGTTCAACTCGCCCAACTCCTCCCGGCTCGCGTCGGCGGGGTCGATCCCATGCGTTTGCAGGAATCGCGCCGTGCGCCGCTGGACGTTCTCGACCTTGCCCGCCTCCGCACGCTGCCGTGCGATGGCCTGGTCCGCTCCACTCTTGCGCAGCCGGTCTTCGAGACTTAACCCGTCGCCGTTCTTGCGTTCCCGCAACTGGGCGATCAGATCGTCATCAGAGAGATCAGCCAACGAAAGCGGCGCCCGCGCCTCTGCACCCGTACCCCCGCCGTCCGGGGCTTGCCCCGACTCGGTACCCGCAGCGCCGGCCTGACCCTGTACGTCACCCGGCGCCTGACCCCCTGCGGGATCGGCTGCGGATGCGTTGGGATCGGCCTGTGTGGCGTCTGCGGTGGGATCGGCTGCGACCTGCGCCTGCACCATCTGGAACCTCACTCTCCACAGTTCGCCGGGGACGCAGAAAAGCCGCCCATCCCGCCCACCTCGCCAAACGAGATGGATGGAAGGGGCGGCGCTGTCGGCGCTTGGCCCGGTCTCACTGTGTCTAGGCGCTAGTTTGTACTCTTCCGTGTACCCACGTCAACAGTAATCACCTCGGGTGGACGCGGTATCTTCGCCACCATGAGGTTCCCGTTCGAGTAATGGAGTTCAACGACGCCGCTGTACTCGGCCAGCGCGAGTTCCACCAGCCGCGCCTCGATGGCGTGGGGGAGCAGGCTGACCACCGTCGCGCCCATCACTGCTGCTCCGCTGCCTGCTCGCGCACATGGTCACGCAGCCACAGGAAACCCTTGGCAAGCGTGGTCGCGACGCGCTCCTCGTGATCGAGCCAGTCACCATCGACGCTCTGCCGCGTTTCGTGCAGGAAGATGTGCATCAACTCGTGGACAAATACGCGCTCTAGTTCCTCATCGTCTAAGTGTTCCAGTTCGGGCATATTCCAGACGATGGTGGCGATGCCGTACTTCCACTCCGGGAAGCAGCGGGCGACCGACTGCGAACGGAACCCACCCTCCTTGCGCACGCTGTCCGCGAAGTCCTCTCCGCTGCGGTCGCACGAGTGCGTGATGCGCCACCAGCCGAGCCCGATAACTCGTATCCACTCCTCGGACAATGCCAATAATCGCGCCTTCTGCGTCTCGAACTCGTGATCGTTCATCACTCCGTCTCACCTAATCCGAGGAACCACAGTTCGTCCGGGTCGTTGGTGTCCTCGACACGTACCGCGCCCACGCTGACGCCAATGTCGATCACAGTCACCAGTCCAGCCGAGATGATGCGCGTTGGTATCCGTGGCGCATTCGATGTGCGCGGCGTGGCAACCAACACCTCGGCGGGCAGCCGTGGGCGCGGCCCGCGCACCAGCGCGCCGGTGGCAACCACGTCCACAATGATCTCGATGACGAGGCCCGAGCTGATGACGCGTCCCGGCGGGCGTGGCTGTAGCCACGTGCCCTGACGGTAGCCGCCGCCGACCGCGGGGACGGGCTGCGCGAGGTCAAGGGCTGTGATGACCGGCAGCGGCACCTCGGCCGTCGCCTCGGCAGGGACAGCGAGGATAGTGGCATCGACCGTGCTCCCAGCCGTGATCGTGGGAGTAAGCACCTCCGCAATGGCCTCGGCGGGTGGAGCCGTGACGGCCGCAATCTGGGCTGTGGCAATCGCCGGCACAGGCACGGCAGCGGCAGCGGTGGCCGCCGGGGCAGAGACGGTCGCCTGCACCTGCGCCGTAATGGTAGGGAGCGGGACAGCAGCATCAGCGGTCGCGGCGACCGCAAGCACCGTGGCCTGCACCTGCGCGGTGATGGCTGGTGGCGGCACCTCGGCAGCGGCCTCGGCAGGGACTGCGAGGATAACGGCGTTGCGCACCGTAGAAATCGCGGGGAGCGGCACCTCGGCGGGCGCCTCAGCAGGCACCGCGCTCACGGTCGCACTGACACCGCCAGTCTCGCCCGTGATCGTGGGTAACGGGACGGAAGCGGTCGCCACCGCAGGTACCGCCGCGACATTCGCGATCTGCGCCGAAGCGATGACTGGCGTCGGGACAGCCGCATCCGCCGTGGCGGCTACGGCAGCGACAGTGGCCTGCACCTGCGCCGTGACGGTAGGTGTGGGGACTGCCGCGCTAGCCTCGGCGGGGATGGCGCTGACCGTCGCGGATGCGACCTGCACGCCGGTGACGGTAGGCAGTGGCACCGCCGCCGTGGCTTCGGCAGGCACCGCCGAGATGACGGCGTTGCGCACCGTAGAGATCGTCGGTACGGGCACAGAGGCAGGGGCCTCAGCAGGCACCGCAACAATGCTCGTCTGCACCTGCCCGGTGATGGTGGGGAGTGAGACGGCAGCGGTAGCAGCCGCAGCCGGAGCCGAGACGGTGGCTGAGGCGATCTGTACGCCGGTGATTGTCGGAATGGAGACGGCGGCGGTGGCAGTGGCAGAAACCCCGGTAATTGTCGTGGACACGGAACCCGTCCACGGCCCATCCAGATAGCATGTCGTCGTGTTGACATTCTGGATCGTGATCGTCTCGGACTTGTGCGAGTTGGTCTGCGAGACGCGCACAAGTACGCCGTAACGGTCAGAGGCAGCGCCCGCTGCCGCGTCCCACGTGGCTGAGGTATTGAGTTTGACCCCAGTCCCCGACGTGCTATCCCAATTCGCTAGCGTGCCCGGTGTGCTATTGGTGGTAGCAAGGTCAGAACTGACATTAGAAAAGGCCGCGGCGCTGTCGTTCTGCAGCAGCATGTCAGCGCCCATAACGCTGACATCGATCTGCAAGTGGAAGACCCCGCTCGGCCAGTCCGCGACGTTGGGCTCACTCGATGGCGACGACCAGCCGAACGATGTATGGGTCGAACTGCCTGTCCATGACTCGGTGAGTGTTGCGCCGCCGCTGGTGGTGGTCAGCGCAGCCTCTTCGTTGGTCGCAGTCATCCAGCCCGCAGCGAGCGCGGTATTCGAACCGTAGTACGTGATCGTCGAGTGGGGCAGGAACTGCGGCGCGCCCTGCACCGGCCCGACCCATTCACGCCAGCCATGCTCCGTGCGGACGGCAACATGCTCCGCCAGTGTTGGCTCGTCTACCCAGACGCCGTGCCGCGTGATCGCGTCTGGCGGGAACGGGAACTCCGCCCACGGGCGGGTGTCGCTGCTGATCGCGTGGATTGCGGGCGTGTCGGTGTAGGTGACGACGCTCTGACGCGTGTTCACGGCATCATCGGCGGTGACCTCGGACTGGTGCGCAATCACGCGGCCCGCACGGAGCGTGATGGGCGCGGTGGCAACACGACCCGCCGCCATGCGCTCGCGAATCTCGACTACTTTGTCGATCAGGCGCCCATGCAGCAGCGGGTCATGCTCGGGCGGCCAGAATGTCCAGACGCGCCCGAAAGCAGTCTCACCACGCGCGATCAGGTCTACCGGGTCATCAAGCCAGTGCCAGACGCGGAGTGATCCGTCTGGCTGATCTTCGAGCGCGTAATGGTCGTGGCCCTCGAAGTGCACGCCTTGCACGTTGAGAGTCATCACCCAGCCAGGGACGTTGTCCTGTCCGCCGAGTTGGCCGGGTGCTGGTTCAGGACGGCGAGCGAGCGCCGCCCATGCTGCCGAATCCAGTGCGACGTAATCGCGCGGGTCGCGCTGCGTCCATTGGACGAGGATGCGCACTAAGATGCGCCCTTAGTGCCCGTCAACCAAGATGTCGCCTGCCGGGCAGATTCCCTCCATGATGTCCCCCATATTCAGCAGGTATTGTACGGAAACGTTGCGGGCGAGGCGTGCCCCTACGTTCTGGATTTGCAGGCTGTATACCCCCGCCGTCAGACCGCCAACGCCTATTGGTTGCAGGACCCCCGGGTAAGAAGTCCAGATCGTGTCGCTCAGGCAAACCTTGCCGTCGTTGTGTGTGATCACCGCGCCATCGGGACGGACAATGCGTGCCACCAGTTGCACGTTGCCCTTCGCGTAACCTGAAACGAAGAGCGCCGCCCCACCTCCGCCATAGTCACAGATGTTGGGCAATGCGGCTTGCGAGTATTCCCCGGGGGCAAGGTCGCCAAAGAGGAATGCCTCGTTGTATGAATCTTCACCGAAGCAGGCCACGGAGTTTTCCGTCCGGCTGCCTATCCACGGCCAGGGCCACGTGCCGCCTGCCCAGTGCATCGCATTCGACGGCTGCGCCGCCTGCGCGTGGGTCAGCACGCCGAGCGCCAGCAGGAACGCCAGCGCGATCGCAATGTGCCACTTCAGGTTCCAGGGCATGTGCGACCTCCCATCGCTCGCTGCTACGGGAATCCTGTCGCGTCCGCCGGCGTGAAAGTGCCCACGATGTCTGTCCCCGACCAATCGACGGTGAACGTGCCACCGCCGCTCGCGGTTGCATCCGCACCGTTGTCCACCCACAGCAACAGCGGGTCGGTGGTCGTCACGTTCGTCGTCACGTCCGAGAGCACGACGATGCGCGCAGTGAAGCCAGCACCAGAACTCGTCCACACTGGGTTGTCTGCATCGAGGCTCGACACATTGTTCGCGTGTGTATGGCCCTTGCCCGCGAGCAATTTACCGGTGCCGGTACCATCCTCGTTGGTGTAGCCGTTCGCAGTGGAGAGTTGGTTCGTCAGGTCGTTGAAGAAGTCGTGCGTGTCTTGGTTGGGGACATATGTGACGGTGTGCAACGTCGCGGCAATATCATCAGAGATGAAGTCAATTTCTTTGTTGAGCATCGTCTCGAACGCAATTACGAAATACCACGCGGTGACAGCCACGATTACACCCCCGTCCCAGGCCGCGCACGGCCCGCAGCGCTCGCCGGTGGCGCAAGCACCGTCGTTGACTGCGCATGTGATGCCCTGCGCTCTTCACGCGACAGCCCTTCCTTCGGCAACTTCTCGGCTTCCGCAGCGAATTGCGCTTCCTCCATCGTGTAGAAGCGCTCGGCGGCAGCGGAGTGCTCGTCACCAGCAAGCCCGAGCATCGTCGCCAGCCGCACTGACTGGCGCCAGCGCTCCTCGGATGCTGCACGCTTGCGTTGCAGCGCCTCCTCGGCCGCTAGCAACTCCGTACGCGCAGCACGTATCTCGGCATTCTTTGCGCTCTTGAACTGCCGGAGCTCAACGTCCGACATCGCCCCGAAATTAGGCATGAGTGACCCTCCCTGCGTCAGCAACGGATGCCCCGGCAAACTTGCGGTGTGTGATGTCGAGTTTGGTCAGCCGGTTGTCGATGTAGCACTTGCGGAGGTGCGCGCGAAACACCGCCCATTCCATCGCCTCCGCCTCGCAACCGGCTGCGGTGACGGAATGACAGCACATCGGGCAGTGATGTTTCATTGCATTCGGGTCATGCTCACGGCCCTGCATGCGGCCCAGGAGGGCGTTGGGGTCTTCCTCCGGGCGCTCAGGGTCGAACAACGTGAACAAGCCGCTACGGAAGCCGGTGACGGCCACGCGGTCGGCGTACTCGGTCGCTGCGCCCGGCAGGTGGATGCGCGTGTTGTTCGTGCCGCCAATGCGCGCGCTTCGCGTTCCGGCCATGGACGAGGCAGAGGAGGTGACAGTCATGAGCGCATCCAGTCGCGCGCAGCATCTCTGCGCTACGACCGGGGCTCACGGTGAGTGGTCTCCCGGGCGGAAGTGGCTGGTGGTCAACGGCACGGCGGCTCAAATCGGTCTCGCCGTGTCGAGGCTAGTCTACACCGATACCGGTTTGTGTTTACGCTGCTGGATCTCGATCTCCAGCACCTCGCCATCCTTCATGTTGAGCACGACCTTGCCGGTGAGCTTCGCAACGCGCTGCGCGGCGATCTCTTCGACCTCCCACTGGCGCTGCGGAGTAACCAACGCCTTATCCATTCGCTAGTACCCGATGCAGCGACACGTAGCGCCACTGTACCGCCAACGTCTCCTGCACCGCCCGCAACGACGCGCCTTCCAGCCCGCGCACGCGAATCTGCAAGGCACCCGCCGGGATGATGTAGCTCTGCCCGTCAGAGATCCGCCGGCGTTGCGTGGGGCCGCCACCCTGCATGACCCCGCCCTCCTGCACATCCCAGTAGGCGATGCCGCCGACCTCGCACTCTCCCAACACGACCTCGATGTCCGCGGCGCTCACACCGTCACGCCAGACGACCGGCTGGCGCTCGTAGTAGGAGCCGCTGTACTCGGGGCCCAGCGGCATCAGTCGCTCTCCTCGACCGTCTCGACCACGCGCGCGATCTTCCCCCGCAAGGGGCCGTCCTGGTGATGCTCGGTCTGCTTGACCACGCGCCGCTTGCGCACTGGCTCCTCCGCAGAGTCCACCGACCGCACGATCACCCCGCGCTCGTCACGCACCGGCTCTCGAGTGACCCGCCGCACCACTCGCCACTGCTGTCCCGTGAGCGGCGTCACGACCCCATCCTTGAGATAGCCGCCCTCCTCCATGCCGGGGACCATGCCCTTGAGTTTGTCCAGCACACCCGGCTCCTGCGGCTTGGTGCGCCGCATGGCTTCGATGTAGGCCCGCACCTTCGCGGTGGGGCGGAACGTGCGCTCGCTGGCGGGGAGCCGCGATTCCTTGTCCAGCAACGCCGCGGCGTCGTGCGGGTGCTGCACCGCCCACGCGTCCTCACGGCCATTGCGCACCTGCTCGTACATCTTGGACACGGGCTGCTTGTCGATGGCGGTCTCGGCGTTCTCCATCGCCTGCGCCTCGGACAGCCCGGCCTTGCGCAACGACCCGGCGAGCGCGTCCACCTGCTGCTGCCGCCATGCGCCGTAGGAGGTGGCGCCGCCCAGTGTGGCCGTCCCGAAGGCCTTGCCCACGTCCTGCCACGACTGCGCACGATGGGCCTTGAGCTGGTCGGGAGCGCTGAGGTCGCCGTACTCGCCGGCCGCCACCCGCTCACCGAGGCTCTGTGGCGAGCCACGCAGGCCGGTGGCCCCCACGCCGATGGTAGCCGCGCCCGCGCCCACGTCGCGGGCCGCGAGCTGCTGCGCGCCCTCGGCGTAGGACTGGCCCGCGTAGGGCGCGACCGAACGCAGCAGGTAGCCTGCGAACTGCTGGGGGTCGTCACGGACCGGCTGACCGATGGCGTCCTTGCCTTCGATGATGTCCCAGGCACGCGCGACGATCGGCGCATTGATGAACGAACGGGCAGCGCGGCTGTACTCGCCCGTGGCTGCCAGCGCGACCAGCCCCACCAGACGGTCGTAGATGCCGAAGACGCTGATGTCCTGTCCGCCCACGTCGAGCATGCGCACGAAGTTGGGGTTACGGCGGCCGTTGATGAGCAGCCGGAAGTCGGTGTCCTTGCCGCGGGCCTCGTTGACGGCGACCGTGAGCGCCGTGCCAACGCCGATCAGCCGCAGCAGGGCGTTGCGCGCCTGCGCCTGCGACATCGAGGCGCCTGGACGCAACCCCTTCACCGCGTCCACCAGCGTCTCGATGTTCGCCTGGAAGTAGCGCGGCGCAAACAGCGCGAGCTCGCCCAAGTCGCCACCGAAGCGGCGCGTGCTCCACCCGGTCATGCGATTCGAGCCCTGCGCGATGTCGGCCATGACGGCGCGCGAGTCCCCGCCCAGCTTGCCCGCCCCCTGCGCGATGTCGTAGGCAGTGTCGCTGAGCTCGTTGCGCAGCACGTCGCCGAAGAACCCGAACTGGCGGTTGGCGCCACGCGCGGGGTTGAGGCCGCCTTTCACGAGGCGTCCGGTGCCTGGGATGCTGCCCTCGTAGGCGCGGCGGATGGCATCCGGCAGCCCCTCGCCGGTGTACTCAGTGAGGTTGGAGCCGATGCGCTGCCCCACCGCCGCCCAGTCCTTCGAGGTGGGCTTGCCGGCCTGCTGCGCCCGCTGGTCGAAGTCGTGGAAGTAGGCGCCGAGCGAGTCCGGGTCCCACCAGCCCCGCACCGAGGTCTTGAGCGCGGCGCCATAGGCGCGCGGGTCGAGCGCCACGCCGAGCAGGCCCTGCAACGCCGTGCCCGAGATGTCGAGCGCGGATCCGGTCATGCGTAGCAGCGCGTTCACGGCCTGCATCGCCCGCACGGCCGCAGTACCACGTCCGGTGGGCGGCTTCTGCAGGTCGAGGCGGCGATTGGCGGCCGCCGCCACCTCGGCGGGGAAGGACGTGCCACGCAGCCCCGGCAAGTCGATCTGGCCCGCGAACAGCGGGGTCTGCGCCGCGCGCTCCTTTGCGCTCGTCCACTCGGGCATCGCCGCCTTCAGCGTCCGGGTCGCCTCGTCGATGACAGTCAGCAACTCGGCGCGGTTCTTGCCGTAGTTCACGCCGCGCTTCCCCACGGCATTCGCACCCACGCGCAGGTTGCGCAGCGCGGAGGCGAGCGCATCGAGGTCTCCGCTGTCCGCGGAGTCGAGGGCGCGCTGCACGCGCACGTCGAGGCCCATCGACTCCACAATTTGATTCAGCGTGTTGGAGTGACTGGCGAGGATGCCCATGTCGTCGCCGCCGCCCTCGACACGCGTGGCCCTCGTCAGGCGGTCCGACTGCCCGGCGCGCACCCTCCGGTTACGGGCGGCATTGCTCTCGTTGAGCAGGCCCATCCGCGTTGAGGTGTTCGAGCGCGCCTGCGCAGCCCGCCCAAGGTCGGTGTTCATCTTGTCGATAGCATCGAGCGCAGCGGTCACATCACCGCCGGCCTGGTCGATGGCTCCACGCACGTCAGCCAGCGCTTCAAGCTCGCCGAGTTCGGCAATGGCCTTCGTGTTCGCGGCGTTACGCCGGATCGCCCCCGCGCCGTCCCGCGTCAGCGCAGCGCGCTTCGCGGCAATCGCGGAGGTGAGGTCAGCCATCGCCGGCAGCCGGTCGGAGTCGATGATGCTGCTCGTGAGCACGATCCGCTCCTGCGGAGCCGGACGATTCGTGGCCCGACCCACAATCGCGTGGAAGCGGTCGTCGATGCGAGCAGCCGTGCCGCGCAGCGATGCGAGCGACTTGCGGACGCCCTCCACCTTCGCAGCGAGTCCCGGACTGGCGTCGAGCAGGCGCTGGTGCTGCGAGCGGCCGATCAACTCGCCACCCTCGCCCGTGGCCTCCTTGAACAACGTCTCGGCGTACTTGCGCACCGCATCGCCACCAGTCTGTTCGACGTGCCGCGAGACCGCCGATGCCAGCGGCTCGTAGCGGTACCCGGCGTCGATGCCCTGCTCCATCGAGTCGAACACGGCTTCCTTGCGATAGCCCGCCGACCCGCCACCGGCCCGCCCACCCGGCGCCTGCGTCGACCGTCCCCGCACGCTGACGACCTTGCCACGAGGCAGGTAGAACCCACCCTCCACGATGTCCCGCCTGCTCCCGATCTCGATTCCCGCCTCGTCCACCAGCGGGCGATAGTCGGCGATCTCGTTCTGGATGGCCTCGATCGCGCTGCGCTGGTGCGGCGTCAGGTACGGGTCGAACTCGGGCAGCCGCGCGGCCACGGTTTGCAGCGTCGGGTTGCCGGGCAGACTCGCTATCCGCCCCAGCTCGTCACGCTTGAAGGCGGCGTTGGCGACGGCCTCCACCACGGACCCCATGCGCGCGGCCTGGTTCTGGATGCGCGGCTTCGAGGACTCGATCATCTTCATGATCGGCGTGGCGATCGCGTCCTCACGCACGCCGCCGAACATGGCACGCACCGCCCCCGTGAACTTGTCGCCAGCCGTCAGCCCGGCCTCGGGCACGTCCACGTTGAACAGGCGCTTGAGGTACGTGCGCTCCTCGGCAGGCACAGGGATGGCGCGAGACTGGATCGCATCCGGGCCGACACCGGGGATCAGATTCGCGGTGGCCGTGGCCTCGCCCGCGCGCAGCGGCGGAGACTCCTTGAGCGCGCGGCCCACGTCACGCGCGTAGCGACCAGCGGCGGGCAGGCGTCCAGCCGCCGCGATACCGACTCCACCGCCCAGCAGCCCTGCTCCGATGGCACCAGCGGCCCGCAGTGGCTCAGGGGCGCCCTCTAGCCCCCGGTACGCCGCTTCCCCCGCGAACCGCGCGCCAAGGCCGCCAGCGACGCCCCTGGCGATTCGTAGTGGCAAGGAACCGGCACCAACGGGCAGGTAGTTGATGGGGCGGCCCAGTTCCTGCACCACCGAGTTCGCATCGGGGAAGGCGGTCGCCGTGATTCCGCGATAGGCGCGGCCAGCGGTCTCGCCGAGGCTCGCACTCGCGCCGTAGTACGACTGGTCAGGCGGCATCGGCACGCTGGACAGTGCCTCACGTGAGTACGGGTCAGGCGCGGCAGAGGGCAGCCACGGCAGGACATTCGGCGCGTTGTCCTCGCCGCCGTCCGCCACAGACGAGAGGAACGCGCCACCGTTGGGGTCACGCTGTCCGGCCCTCGCTCGTGCAATCGCAGCCGCGAGCGCGGTGGTCTGCATGGTCATGGCCGACGGCGCGCGTCCCTGCTGCACGCGGTAGCCATCCACCCGCGACACCATGTCAGGACTCGCCAGCCGCAGCTCAGGAAACAGCGTCTCTTGCTCCTGCTGGCGGCGCTCGGCCCAACTACGCGGCTCGCTCGTGACCATCAGATGCTACCAGTCCGCACCCAGCGGACGAACGCCACCGCCGCGAGCGCGCCGTACACATATAGCACGACCCAAGCACCCCCCCACCACAGTGGAGTGAGCACAAACGCCAAGCCGTACGCTACGGCACGCGATACGAAGTACAACGCCAGCGGCGTCGCAACGGCGCCAACGATCACGCATAGCACGATCCCCACGAACCGCATTGTCGTCATGCCGTCCTCCGTAGCCCGCCCACTCCTTCGCTGATCCCGCGCGGCGTGAGCGCGCGCGCGCGACGCAGGAAGAAGTCGCTCGGAATCCCCGTGCCCAGCGCCGAGAGGCTACCACTGAGTTCCTGTACCAGCTGATCTGTCCCCGGCGCCGAGACCTCTACCGGCGTCGGTGCGCGGCCCGACTGGCCCCACGGCGTGCCTGCAAGCGCGCGCTTCAACGCCTCGGCGAGGAAGTTGCGTGCGGTCGTGGTGTCGCCGAGCTGACTGTTGCCGAAAATGGAACCTTCACTGAACAGCCCGCCATCCGCCATGCCCGCGACGGTGACCGCGCCTGAGTGCAGTTCGCGCCGCAGTTTCGCCTGCTGCGCCGCAGTGAGCGGGCTGCCCTTCGAGAGCAGCAACCCCACCTGCTTGCGCGACTTGACATGGCCGCCGTCCTTCATGCCGGGCAGGGACGCCACTGTGCCCGCGGACGCCGATCGCAGGAAGTTCTTGACCTGAGCGTGTGGGATCACCAGCGCCTCGCCCGGGCCCAGCGGGATGTGCAGTTCGGCTCCCTGCTCGTCGCCCATGTACGCACCCGACGCGATGCCACCACTCGCGAAGCCCGGTGTCGGCTGCCACACCGGTCCCGGTGTCCAGTCGGGTGATACGAGGCTGGCAGGATCGGCCCCTGCCGCGATCTGCGCCGCGGTGGGAGTGCCTGCGGGCGGGGCAGTCGCCGCTGATGGTGCGGCGGCTGGCGGTGGCGGCTGCCCACCGGGAATGCTTCCGCCAGCGCCCACAGTGGATACCGGCCTCGCAGGAGCAGCCATCGGCGCACCCGCCGCGCCGAATGTCGGCACCGCGATCGTGGGCGCTGCCGGTGCACTGATCGGGGTGAACTTGAGGAAGTTGGGCGACTTGGCGGCATCGGCGCGCTGCCCTAGCAGGTCGGTGAGCGGAGTCAGGCTCTCGTCAGTAAAGAAGTTGCCACCACCCGTGAGTCCCGCGTCCATGCTGCCGAGGCCGGGGTTGGCAAGCAACGTAGCGGCGAGTTTGCCACGTGAACCCGCGTCCTGCGCGGTGACACCGATGCTCTCCGCCAACGCACGCCGGCGTTCGGCTGCCGCCTCGGTGCGGCGCTGGTTCTCGATGCCGACCGCCATTTCCTGTTGCGCGTTGAACTGCGCGGCCTGCTGCTGCAACTGACCGTACTGGTAGTTGATCTGCTGGATGTCACGCTGCGCGCCCCAGATCGCCTGCTGCGTCGCGAGCGACGCCGCACGGTTGCCCTGGTCAGTCTCCACCGCGAACTTGTCGTAGAGGAATTGCAGGTTGGCGTCGGACTGCGCGGCCTGCACGCGGTTGTTACGGATTACCTCGTCGAGTTGCGCCTGTTGCTGCTGCGCCTGCTGCTGGCGGGCGGCTGCGTCTTGCTGCGCCGCCAACGCGTCGCGTTCACGCGTGAACTGCTGCTCGGCCTGTAGGTCGGGGTTGCTGCGGTCGCCACCGGACGCTGAACCACCGGCACCGACGCCGCCGGCGGCAATTTCCTGAGCGGTGGCGAACCGTGGCGCTGCCTGCTGCTGTGTCGAGGGGTCGCCCAGGTGGTCGCCAGGCTGCGTGTACGGCTCACCAGCGACGTAGTAGTTGCCGTCCGAGCCATAGAGCAGGCCAGTGGTGCCGACGCGCTGATATTTCACTGCCGCCGCGGACTCCTGCGGCTGCCCGCCTATGAGTTTCCACTGGTCTCCCACGAGCTGGTAATACTGGCCGTCAGCAAGTTGCCGAATCGTGGGTGTTGAGGAGCCTCCATCAGGACCGTTAGTCTGTTGGGCCACCGCGGCGGACATCGTGCCGCCAGCGTCGCTCCGATATGTGCCATCCGGTTGTCGCCGAAAGATTATGCCGGCAACAGTTAGATCATCTGGCCACGACATCTCCTACCCCCCTGCCAGTGCCGGCATCGCGCTGGTGTCGCGCACAAACTGCTCCGCCATCCGCTTCGCCAGCGCCGGGTTGACCACCACGAGGCTGTCCAACTCACCCGAGCGCATCGCTGCCTCGAACGCGAGGATGCGGTCAGCGCGAGAAAGCTGCACGTCTCCGTAGACACCATCGACCTGCATCAGCTCCACCACGCCCTCGAGCACGCCCATCACGATCTCGACGGCCTTGTCCTCGACATCGGTCAACAAGTCACCACTGAGCGGGCTACTCACGCCGGTGGCCCTCCTGTGGCTCCCGCCAGCGTCGGCGCGATGCCGACACCAGGCACCGCCGCACCCGCCGCGTTGGCAAGGCTGAGGTTGCCAGTGCCAGCCGCCGCCGGCTGCACCGGAGCGGGCGGCGTCATGCCTGTGGGCGGCTGCATCTGGCCCGCGACCTGAGCACGTGCCCCCATCGCCATGTCCTGCGCGGTAGCACGCGCCGCGTTGGGCGACCACTGCGGCAACTCGACGGCGAGGCGGCCCATCACGCGCTTGGCGACCATCTCCAGTACAGGGCCGAGCTGCGGCTGGCCCTGCTGGGGAAGCAGCAGCAGCGAGTCCGCGACCATCTGGGCGTACGAATCGATGGTGGACTGGCGCGCGTCCTGTGCGCCGGTCATCTCGAAATATTGCTCCCGTGTGCACAAGCCGTCCTTCAACTTGGCCTGCCACACCTGGTCGATGACGATCCTGTCTTCTGGCGCGTCCAACTCGATCTTGACGCTGATGCTGTCGGTGATGTCCTTCGGGTCAAACTCGATCAGCCCCCGCGTCTCGCGCTTGTCCTTGCGGTGCCCGGGCGCCGCCCAGAAGTACACGTCCATATCCAGCGTCCGCAGCCAGCCGTGCATCCTCAGGAGCGCCTGGTGGATGCCGTAGGCGAGGTTGTCGGCGGGCTGGCGGAGGTTCTCCTGCGCCTGCTGGATCAGTTGGTGCACCTGCCACGCCGGCGCGCTCGCACCCGCCGCGCCTTGGGTGACCGGCGCTGGCATGTAGCCGTCGATACGGGTGAACATCAACTCAATGGCCCGGTCAAGGTCTGAAGCATCGATGGTGAGCTGCTTGACCGTGCCGGGGTAGGCGGCGATCTCCTCGGGGTTGAGGCCGGGAGTGGGTGCCGACTGCACATTCACCGGCTCGCCATCGTCACCGCGCAGCGGCGACCCGGTAGAGTTCTCGGACACAAAGCGCGGGGTGGCGTTGTAGACGGCGATGTTCGACCGCATGGTGAGGAACTGGTTGACGTTGGGGATCACGGCGAAGAGCGGGTCGAGCGGACTGAGGAACTCGTAGTCTGGCGTGTCGATGTCGCCACGAATGCAGGGGATCTCGATGGCCGGGCACTCGGGCTGGCCCTGTACCGTGCAGCCATGCTTGCCGCGCCAGACCTCGCGGCCTTCCACATCGTTCTGACCGGCGACGAGGTACACGATCTCCTCACGGTCAACGTAGGTGATGAAGGTGAAGGCCTGTGAGTTCGTCGTGGCGCCCGGCGGCCCGCCAGTGGTGATGCCCCCAGTCACCTGGCCGCGGTCGTTGAGCATGAGCTGATAACGGTCGGCGTCGCCGGTGAAGGTGCTGTCCCGCCGCGCGGCCGCACGCGCCCAGTCCGAGCCGGCCCCGAATGTGGACTGCGGCACGGTCTCGGTGGCGGCCCACCACTTCATGCCCGCGGCGTCCTTCTCACGCAGCACCATGTCACGTGGGAATGACCGCACCATGAACAGCCCGCGACCGCTGACCTTCTGCGCCTTCAGCGATTCCTTGCGGCGCGCCGCCCACACGTCACCTGCCTCCGCATAGACCAACTGGCCGGTCTTCGGGTGTGGGACCTGCTGCGGCGAGAGTTTCCCTGAGGCACGCAGCGCCGCCACCTCGTCGTCGGTGATGTCTGAGTGGTAGATGCGGTCGGGCAACCCGAAGACGAGGTCACGCGGCATCACGAGCAGGTAGGCTGCGCCACCGACGACCATCGCCTCCGCCGCGCGCTGATGCTCGCCACGCCCTCCACCGACGGCGCAGGCCTCCGCCCACAGTTCGGCGTCGAGCCGCTCCTGCTCCCCGGCCACACGGTCAAGGCGCTTGGTGAGGTCAGGGTGGGTGGTGATCGGGGTGACGGTGATCGTCGGCTGATTGGAGGAGAGGCGGCCGGCGTAGTGCTGCACGGCCTTCGACGGCTCGCCCAGCATGGAACGGATCACCATCGCGGAGGAGTCGAAGGGGGCGATCACGTTGGTGCCGGTGCCGTTGCCGCCGACGTTGCCCGTGATGACGCGGGCGATCAGCGCACGCCGCACCTGCATAACCGCCTGCACCCGCGCATACGCCTGCCGGGTGTTGCGGAGGCGGGAGAGGATGGCCTTGGCGTCAGGAGTCGTCTCAGGCACTCACTGGCTCCCGGTGCTGCTTCGCGCTCATCCTGTGCATCCGCAATGCCGCCGCAGGATTCTTCGAGGCCACAGGGACAGTGTAGCCGCACTCGCAGTCGTACACGGGGCTGAGCGTCCCTGCCTCCGTGACACGGTATCGCGGCGCGTCCGGGAGCACTTCCAACACGGGTTGCCCGGTGGTGGTCTCGCCCACCACCTGCATCCGGGGGGCGAGTAGCTCCCACTTCGTCGGCCAATAGCGTCTGGGTACGCAACTTCTCCAATGTCGGAGATCGCGCCCCGTCATGTCCGGAAACAGCGTGCATGTCGGACAACGCCTATCAGTTCGCACGAGAAGTTCCGTTCGCCATGCGCACAGCAGCGTTCTCGCAGCCTTCAATGGAGCAGGTCGGGCACCTGCGGTCAGCGCGATGCGATGCCACCACGGCACTCATGCGGAGGCGCTGCCACCCGGCGACTGCTCGCCGTTAATCCACCGGTCGAACGCCTCGCGCCCGACGTACCACCGGCCACCGACGCGCATGCCACCAGGCACTTGCCCCGCCTCAAGCAGCGCGTAGAGGTGCTGCCGGGTGCAGCCGAGGTACCGTGCCGCCTCGCTCGGCGTGTACGTGCGGCGCTCCGCAGTCTTCGCGACCATCGCCACGACCTTTCATTTGCCCGAGCACACTCTACCATTTATCGAGCCTACGACGCCTTGCGGCTCAACGGCCGGCCGCTCATGGTGTGGACGGGGAGGTGCGGCTGGTCAAGCATAAACGCCAGCAACTCCGCGCACGCGTACCGCCGTCCATCCATCGCGTCTGCGTGGTGGTCAACCGGGGTCTTCGTGGCATATCGGGTCTTGTCGTTCGGGTCGGTGCGCTCCGCCCAGCGATAGCCGGGGAACTCCGCGATGCTGGCTTTGTTGTCGGGCTCGATGGTGAGGCGGTCATGGTCGAGCAGGAAGGCGACAAGCCCCAATCCCTCACCCCGCCGCGTGTCTGCCACGCCCACGTCCATGCTCGGCAACGCCTTCGCCAGCGTCGCTATCGCCACCGGCTCGTCGGCGCCGCACCTGACCTGGCGCACGGGATAACGGCTCAAGAAGGCTACGATGTCCTCCACGCTCACCGGGCCTCGCCGGTAGAACTCGGCGTACTGGTGCACGTCCTGGCGGTTGTCCATTCCCAGCACGACTACCGCCGTCGGGTCGCCACCACCCCAGTCCACGCCCGCGACAATGCGCGTACAGGCAGTGATCGGGATGCGCGCCACCTTGACGTGCCGCACCTCGTTGAACTGTGGGTACACCAGCCCAGAGCGGCCAGTGAACGCCTGCGCATCCGTGTCCGCGTAGTAGGCGTCGAACTCTTCCAGCCGCCCTGCATACGCCGACCGCTCACGCGCCAGCCATGTGGCGTCTCGGCCCGGACGGCGGTGCCACGGAACGAACACGGCATGATACGGCGTCTCCCCGCGCTTGCTCGCCCAGTAGATGTCGTGAAAAAACCCAGAGGGGCCGAGTTGCGGGTCAGCCGTCGAGAAGATGAGGATCTGGCCGCCTGCTGAGATCGTGGGACGGATCGCGGAATGGTTCGCGCCGCCGTACGGGTGGAACGCGGCCTCGTCCATGCCGACGAGCTGGAAGGTATAGGAAACACCAGCGTCCTCCGTCGAGGGGAACACCTGCACGCTCCCGCCCGACGGGTACTCAGCCGAATCCGCACGGAACACGGCCCCGACCTGCATCCACTCCGGCAGGTGCATCTCGACGAACTTGACGCGCCCGAGCAGCGCCCGCGCCTCGTCCTGCCCTTTGGAGATCAGGCCGCACGCCTTACCGTTGCGCGCACACCAGTCAACGAACGCCGCAAAGTCCCACGTAAACCCGAGCTGGCGGTCCTTCAGGATCACCTCGGACTCGCCCCGTGCCCATGCCTCGTTGCGCTCGACCAGATGCGGCCACGGCTCCCACGCCGTGATCGCCGGGTTCAGCGGGTCATCACCACGCACCTTCACGTAGTCCAGGAAGTCAGGGAACGAGCGGCGGCACAACTCGTCCACCATCAGCATGTCACGCGCCCGCTCGCGAGTGAGGGTGGTGGTCACGCGCCCTGCCATTCGTCCACGACGGGCGCTGTCCAGCCGCACTTGGGGCAGCGGAATGCTGTTGCAGCCTCGCCATCGTCACCAGGCAGCGAGCCGTAACCATCGTCAAAACGACTGCGCGTCACCGGCAACTCGTGCTGCGTGACGTGCTGAATCGCCGCGGCAGGCTCCGTGCCGCCAGCAACAAGTTGTGCAACATGTTGCACAGATCGGGGTGCCGCCTTGAGCAGCCTCGCCTGCCGAATTGTCACTTCCACCGGACGGCCCAACTCTTGCGACAGCAGCCGCATCGCCCGCCCCTGGTCAATCAGCTCGTAGGATTCGCGGCGCTTGAACGGGAACTCGGCATCGACGTAGGCCGCCCATGACTTGAAACCGAGCGCCCGCCACGCCTCACGGTCGTGCAAATCGGCCACCAGTAGCGCGGTGTCCTCGATGGCGTGCTTGAGCCGGTCAGTGGACGCCCGCGCCTCTGCCGCAGTCATCAGCACTGTAGTGATCGCGCTGATACTCTGCTCTCGCATCGGGAACTCCTGTTCCTGTGTGCCATGCGCCCGGACGTTCACGCGTCGCGGGCGCACTTCTAGTTGCGTCGTCATACCAGCCGCTCCTTGGCTGCCCGTAGCTCGTCCTCGCTCAGCCCAGCCACCAGCGCGAGCATCTGCGCCCGCAGGGTCATGTTCACGTCGTGCTTCTCGGAGAACTCGGGGTGACGGCGGGCCAGCAACGATAGGTGCGGCGCTGCACGGTCCGGGCGCTTCTGCGCCATTGCCATCTCCACGGCCTGACGTGACCGTTCGCGGATACCCTCCGCAGTATCCCAGGCCTCATCCTCGCTGCGGTGCAGGAGTTCATGGATGCGCGCAGCCACACTAGCGTTGGCTAGCGTCCGCACCGCAGTGACGCTAGCAGCCTTGGGAGTAGCCGAGGGATTCACCGCAAGCCACGCCTGCGTCCCCGATTTGCCGCTCACCACCTGCTGGGCGAACAATTCGTGACGTTTGTTGGCGAGAGCAGGCACCCTAGAGCCTCACCCCTTGTGCCCGCTTGTGCGAGCGCTTGCCCCCGCGGCGCTGCTCGTGCTCTGCCTGGGCCTGGCTCAACCCGGGGATGGCGAGCTGGATGCAGCCGCATGTGAGACAGGCGAAGTCACCGTCGCTGTCTCGTAGCATGCGCAAGCTGCAGCGGGGGCAATCCATCTAGGACTCCCTCGTACATTCATACACGTCTAGATAGTCCACGTAACGGTCGATGCGATAGACCGCCGAACCACTATCGAGCGTCAGGACGATACGGTCCGAATCCAGCCTGAGTCTGAGCGGGTTCGCATCCTTCACGAGCGCGCCACTCATCCGCGTGCGCTCAGGCCACTCACCGACAAGGAAAGCGCGCGAAACGCCATCCTCCCATTCGGTGCGAACCTCGATGGCCTGCCATTCGACATCTGCGGTCATGTGACCTGCACCTGCACTGGTGCCCACCGTGAGCGATGGGACTTCGGTGCAATAGTATGCGCAGATAAGCCGTTTGGGTAGGGGCATATCCGGCATCAGCCGGCCTCGACCGAGGCCAGTTCCTCGTCCGAGGATTCGCGAGGCTCTAGTGAATCCAATACGGCACGGGCCTTTATGGCCAGACCTTCAGCGTTTCGTAACGCGACCTCTGCCGCAGAACGCGTGTGCCGTGCAAGCTCAATGGGGACCGCCGCTAGTGTCGCCATGCGACCAACGTCTCGGGCGCGCTCCAAGTCCATGTAGACCGAGAGTGTGTCGTACGAACCACCAGCGACCTTCGCGCCTTGATTCACCGCGCCTATGATTGCCTCGGCACGTTCGCGACGCTCCCGCTCGCCCTCGATCGCCGCCGACTGACGCTCGTACGCGGCCTTACGTTCGGCCATCACCGCCGCCTGTAACGCGAGCACGTCCGGTGCCTGATCCTGAGCGCGGCGCAGCATCGCAGCCACAAAAGCCCGGTCTACAACCTTCGCCGCTGTATTGTCCGCCTTCGTCACCACCCGAAGCTTCACACCCTTGTTCGGCACCATCAGGCCCCAGCCATGCGGGAGCTCGCCAGCGAGAACGATGCCCTCGGGAGCGACTACCCACCAATAGTCACAGTACGCACTGATGACATCCGCCTTGGCCGGGTTCTTCAACTCACGCAGCCAGTCACCACGGCTCACCTTCACCTCGAAGCCGTGGATCGCGAGCCCACGGGACGGCCATAGGTTCATAGCGATCGCGTCCGCGTACCGGGTGGCGGTGCCCGCACCACTCGCCACTTCGGTCATCACGCACCACTCGGCGGCCATGCGAGGGTCGCCACGATGGTGGTTCCGGATGCGATCCTTGAGCTCGTCAGCCGTCACGCTCTCGCACGCCTTTCACCCCAGTCTTGTGCGCCGCAGAGATCGCACGACCCGTAGAACCCCATGTGAGATACCCAATCCCAGTCATGCCCGCACGCGGCCTCGCGGGCCTGGCGTTCCGGGTCGCGCTCGATAGGGA